GTTCGGAACGCCGGAGCAGAAGCTGGATCTGGATCGCTACATAGCTGCCGCCCTAGAAGTTGCACGCTCCTACGGAGAGGCTAAGGCACACGAGGGCTTCGTTGCTCCCGATACCTCAGACTCTTCGCCTGGAGTTCCCCTAATGACCTGGGTGTCAACCAAAGCGGAGGCTCAAGCCCGCTTTGGTTTGGAGATCCGGGAGCTAGTCTCGTGGAGACTCGACCAGTATGCGCAGCTTACGATCGAGGAGGCATTTGCCTACGTGCTCAACCCCGAGCGGGCTGTACAGCACGGTCTACGAGATCCAGAACGCTACTTTGTCAAGAACGAGCCGCACTCAGTTGCAAAAGTTGAGGAAGGCCGTTTGAGACTAATATCGTCGAAGTCCCTGCCAGAGATTCAGCTCCAGAAGGAGCTCTGGGCAGGGATGGTCGACGCCGAAGTCTCGGAGGTGTATAAAACACCAGGACTCCCAGGTATGGGTTTCACCTCCGAGGACTCGGTTGCCTTGTTCCGCATGTTTGACCAGCTTAAGAACCCTGCCGTGGTAGATGGCTCTGGCTGGGATTGGACAGTCCATTGGGTGGACCAGCTCGTGGAGCTGACCATCCGTGTCAATCGTGCACAGGTCCCTGAAAGGACCAAGCACATCATGCTGGTTCAAGGCATTTTGGACTTGAGCTCCATCGTCTATTTCGGGGACGGTGAGACCCGTGACGGGGTCTTTTCAGCCAATTTGTACAAGCTGAACGTCCTTGGAATAATGCAGTCTGGTAAACTGCTAACAGCCTCACAGAACTCGCGAATGGCAGCCACGATTGGCTACTATGTTACAGGGCATATGCCCTTCGCGATGGGGGATGATACGATGTTGGACCGAGGGGATCCTCCTGTCAGCAGTGAGAGCATTATCGAGAGATATGCCCACACAGGCAAGCTGATTAAGGAGGTTCTGCCTCAGCAACGGGACACTTTCAATTTCTGCTCCCACGTGTGGCAGCGTGGGGAAGTGCCCTGGCTGGCAGACCCCTCTCACATACTCTTCTTGGTTCTGACCCTCAAGAAGGTCACAGTTGACCAAGTCCGCGGCTGGATCCCACACGTTCGGGGTCGCTGGCTGGAGAAGGAATTCTGGAGACAGGTGCTGCCTCGTCTCGAACCACATTTGCGCCATTCCTGGGAGGAGTGGCTCCTCTCTCAAGGGGTACCACTGGATCCCAACCCCGAAAGAGATCATGGCGCGAAAGAAGAAACAAGCAACGAAAAAGGCCGTCTTGAAGGCGGTGAAGAAGATGGAGG